GCACCATACATCAGCTTTAAGCGGACGCTGGTGTGTCTCGTGAGGACCTGGTTATGATAGATGATGTGTTATAAGTTGAAGGATTTAAGACCCTTAAGTGGGCCGAGCATTGTTTTTTAAGCTCGATTCAACCTCTGTGACCTTCTATCAAGTCAATCATGTACCTCCATTCAATATTTTAAGGAGGATATATGTTAACCAGGAACTTTGCCATTGACACAACTAAGTCAATGACGCCACGATCAGGTCTCGATGAGTCATCCGATGTTCGGGATGAATATACTTATCGACAAATCCTACCCGCTGCGGCGACGCTATACTCCACTGCAACTGATCGAATGACCAGTGAGTGGAAGCGCCAATACAACGGATGGGACATACCTGATTACCACAAGAAAGTTAGGCGTGGAGATTTACTCCCATTTACCCCTTGGGGCTGCTATGAATATACTGCAGCGACCGAGGGAATCTGTGACGTTATTGTTGGAAACCTTCCGGGAACACGTTTTCACGTGGTTCCGGGGATGACCCAATACACGGATTGGAGGCTTGAGATGAGCGAAGTGCTCTCTTATGCGCCATCAGAGGATTTGAAATACCTCTGCACAGAAGCCATGGCCAAAATTTACGGCAATGGTTTTGATGCCCTAACTAACATTGCGGAACTCACAAGCGTTGTTAAGATGTTCAAATCAGTAGCCAAGCGGCTTGCTGATTTCATCCACTTTCTTCCATATTATTGGAAGAAGCTAACCTATAAAGAATTAAAAAAGGCTGGCAAGGATGTTAACAACGATTGGCTGTCGTATCGGTACGGCTGGAGGATCCTTGTGTACGATATGTTGAATGTACATAAGGTATTCTTTGACCTAACCAATAAGTTGCGACGGTATTCCGAAAGAACGGGTTATACAACCCATTCTACTTTCGATGATGCCTGGACCACGTTTCATACGCATTATACGTTAACTCACGCAATACATCGCGAGATAGACGTATCGGTCCGAGGCTCTGTGGTCAGCGATATAGATTTTCCGCGCTTTCAATTCAATCCTATCCAAACAGCCTGGGAGAAAATCCCTTTGAGCTTTGTGGTGGACTGGGTTTTAGGCGTGGGTAACTGGATCGCTGGATTAACTTATGCATTTCGCCCTGGCAATTATGTTGCGGCAACCGGATACCGAATTGAGGTGACCCAAGCTTATAATAATTATATAAGCAGTAAGGAAACCACGTTTCGGTCTGGAGACCGCTATCAGTCAGGAGGAGCGCACGTGGTATATACAAAACGTATACCGAGCGAGATTTCAATGATTCCGCACTTGAATGTGCGCCTTAACAATTTGAAGGTCCTTGACCTCATTGCGTTAGTGGTGCAACGAATTGCTCATTAAGTTGAGCGAAAGGATAATCATGACTGCAATGAATACAGTCCTCACTGAGTTCTCGAATTCACAGAACTCACGTACGTCAACACTGACAGGCCATACGGCTACTAAGCCAGTACTTGTCATTGAGAAAAGACGTGTCCCGGAAGGGAACCAAACCATGATCGAATATAGTTACAAAATTGTAAAAGCAACTACAGACGAGAATGGAATTGTTCTTTCCCAAAAGGTTACTTCAGAGCATATCGTGCGCTACCCTACTGCCGGACAGGCAGATGATGTAGCTGCTGTTCTTGCGTTCGACGTCGACATAACAGCCGGCGACGAGTTTGCAAACAGCATCACGACTCAGGAATGGATGTAAGATGGCCAGGCTAGTGATAGCCCTGGTTATTCTCGGTACCCTCAGCTCATGCATAATGCATGGGCTTGATTATGAGGATCCGAATCGCAAGGTTAAAGTTGAGGACGTAGCTATCGGAAACGATAGTAAAATCCCTACTCACGACCACCCAAACCTCTAACTCTGAAAGGAGGATACTATGATAGTACCTCAAGATGTGGTGTATGACATTTGTCGGCATTATATCAATGACCAACATGGAGTCAGCGAGGAGTTGTTAGCGCCCGTAGCTGGAATGCTACGAGCTCGACACATCGCCTTGTTATCTTCATGCTCCTCACTCTTTGATCCAGCAAAGCATTGTATCAATGACTGGAGGTTTCTCAGGCAAATAGAGGGTTTCTTTAAAAAGAATTCTTTATTTGCGCAACCCGACGTGTGTATGTCGGCAGCCTTTTCTAGTTTTCATAATTCAGAAGAGGCATGTAAGCGTACCAACGATCGATTGAGGCCCCTTGTCCCTAGTTCTACGACTCCATTAGAGTACGAGTTCAGGGAAGAGGTGTTTGCCATGCAGCGTTACATTAGTAACGTCTTGGGAGACTTCCACGTTTTCGCTAGTGGAATTCCGTCTCTAGTGAGGGTGACTCCGGGAGCTACTGCCCAATCCAAGCGCGAGTATAGCCTTCCTCAATTAAAAATGAGGTTGGGGCTCTTCGTAACTGATAGAGCTCAAAAATACGTTCGTACTCTTTACCGGTTTTTTGGTTTCGAGCGGACACGTTTAAAGCTATCGCGTACAAATCGGATTGAATTTGTACCTAAGAATTGGAAGACTCATCGAACGATCGCTTGTGAGCCAGAAGGTAATCTACCTTTGCAGCTTGCTTTCGATACGTACGCCAAACGAAAACTTAAAAGGTTTGGCATCGATCTGCGCGACCAATCTGCAAATCAGCGAGGCGCTTTAACAGGAAGCTTAACTAACCGTATTTGTACGGTAGATTTTGCTTCTGCGTCGGATACCATCTCATACTCCGCGGTCAGGTTAGTGTTTCCTGACATGTGGTTTAAGTATTTGGATGATATTAGATCCCCAGAATATCGGGGAGCGACGGGCCGAGGAACGTACGAAAAGTTCTCCAGTATGGGGAACGGATCGACATTCTGTATTGAAACGCTGATATTTGCTGCTGCTTGTCATGCCGTAGGAGCGAAGAATTTTCTCGTATATGGAGACGATGTCCTCATAGATCGAGAACACTACGACGCTTTCGAACGGCTGACAGGATTCCTTGGATTTTCCATCAATAATGATAAAACCTTCATCGATGGCCCTTTTCGGGAATCGTGTGGGAAAGATTACTTTGATGGCATCGAGGTGACGCCAATTTTTATAAGGAGTGTTAACAAACGCAAGGCAACTTTATGTCACCTTGTGAACACTCTGGGCTCACTTACATTTCCTGGATCAGAACTTTTAGGCTATCTTAAGCAACTTGTGAAAACATGTCGCTTGCCTTTGGTCCCCTACCAGGAGAGTACGATCTCGGGCGTTTGGATTCTCGCTCGAGATGCGATCGATCTAGGAATTCTTAGGGTGGAACGTTGTACGGGTTCGCGTGACGGTAAGAAATTACCGTTTGCAACCCGCGCCGCTTTAATATCCAATCAACAATACACTTTTAAGTCGTACGTCGCTAAGACGCAACGCAGAGTGTTTGTGGATATCCGGGGTTATTACCTTTGGTTTCTCGCACGTTACGCTTGCGTAATGTACGGTGGGCCTTGGGATCCCGGTTGCGGTGTAAAAAACTATGAACCTCCTGAGACATCATGGGTACCCGTTTTCGAACACGTTTATGTGCGAAAGTGGGTCGGATGGCAACCATCCGATAAGGCACCTGACCACCTTAATTGGTGGTCATAAAACACACAGCCCGCCGTTACGGC